CAATTCGTATTCTATCCGCAACTTTTTAACCGTTCTTGTGATAGTGGCTTGGGACACACAAAACTTGTGGCACTGTTTTGTCTGGCTCCATCCGGCGGCTCGGGTGCGGATGATCTTTTCCTCCAGCGGCGTGAGAATCGCCAGAGAACAGAATTCATCCAGAATCACCCGATTCCACGGGACTTTATCCACTTATCACATCAGTCCTCCTTGGGGGCAATGTAGGTTCTTGCCTGCTTGCTATCGGAGATACCGGCGGTGGTAGGATCATTGACCACGCCCAGAATCACCAGCAGGGCAAACACGGCGTTCACCACGGCCAGCAACTTGTCGCCGATTTCGCCCAAGTCCAGCGTAAAGCCGAACAGGGCGGCTACCGTCTGCACCAGCAGAAGCAGCGCGGGAATCGCGGCCAGCCAGAAGTTCTTGTTTTTGATGCGTACAATCCAGTTAATCATTTTGTTTTCCTCCTTAATTATGCAACGGTATTTTGCGCACTTCCTCCATAACTCTTTTTGCAGAGCCATTCCCGCCAGCGGCGGCGTATGGTTCGTATAAGTAGTCATTGAGGTTTTCATATTCGTCTTTGGTGATGTATCCACGTTCGATGTACTTCATCCCCAGGTAAATGATACGGTCGTGGGCCATTCCCACCAGCAGCCGGGTGTTCGCATCGTTCTTCTTCCGGCGGGCCTCCAAGAATCCCCAGAAGCCCGCCGAACCCACGAACGCCAGCAGAATGGTAATAGCGGTTTTGATCCATTCGCTCAAATGGTTGTCCTCCTGTTTCTCAGCCGTTCCACCGGCTGTACTTCCCGTTGTCCTCGTGAATCCCCCATCCGTACAGCCCCAGACCGCCCCGCCCGGGGATTTTCTCGGCCTGCACCTCCTGGGCTATGGCATACAGCTTCTCCGGGGAGATAGCCCCCGAGAGGTCTACGGCCTGTCCCGTGGTGTGCAGGGAGTTGGATACCCCACCCACCTCGGCGTTGTGCTGCTTGCACCGAACACCGGAATTCACATTCAGGGGAACCCCAGCCCGACGGCGTATCTCATCCGCCATGCGGACGGTTTCCTCTGCGGGTTCTGCTGGGAAGCCGTTGCAGTATTTCCCGCCGCACTGGCACCGGAATTCCTCCCGGGTGAAATGCTGGATACCGTCCCAGAACGTCCCGGTTTTCGGCGCGTCGCTGCTCTCCGGCTTCTCCACCTTTACCGCCGTCCCGGCGATAGCGCCGATGAGCATTTTCTGGGTAGCCGCCCCCGGTATCCCGTCCACGGCAAGCCCGTAGTCGGACTGAAACGCCTGAATAGCCGCTTGGGTATTCCTGCCCTCAATGCCGTCAATCGTGCCGGGAGAATAGCCCAGATAAGTCAACAGGCACTGAATTTGCTTTACCGTCATACGTTCACCTCTTCCCAGCCCTGGGGGTATGCGGACGGCGACCATACATTATTGTCCAACGTGGAGCGGTACACGTTACTGCCCTCCGTGCAGCAGTCGCCCTTATTGTAGGGGCTGGTAGCCATGGCGACGAACGGCAACGCTTTCGCTGGGTCGGTGCTCCAAGCGAACCCCCACTGTGCGGGAAGTTCCTCCGGCTCCTGGGTGTAGATAGTGCTATCATAGGACTGCAACAGCCGCACCACACGGCCAGCAGATGACCGGCACACAAACCCGGCCTTGCGCTCCAGCATGTTTTTGTTTGCGACAGCAGCCTTGAAACTGGGAATATCACTATCCGCCGCGTTCAGTTCGGTGCCTGTCATGTCCGGGGCTTTCTCCTGCAGGGCAAGCGCGTTCGCCCGCCCCTGAGCATACATGATGCTTTTTCTTTCCTCTTGTGTCACAGACTGTCAACCCCTTTCTTGTAGGCTTCATCCAGCTCTTTCAGCTTTTCCTCACCGCCGCTGGCCTTGATCTCGGTGATTTTCGCAAGGATGGCGTTTTTGCGTTCTTCGATGGTCATGCGTTCACCCCCAGCGCGGTTTCAATTTCGGATAATGCGGCTTCGTACTCAGTGTTCTGAGCAGCGAGATCCTGATACTGCTCCCGCTCATACTCCCGCTGTACAGCGTCCAGCTCCGCCCACGGCTTCCATGGGGCGATCATCTCGCCGGTGAACACCACGCCGTCAGCGCGTGTCCACGTCTGACCCGCTGGGATGAAGCGGTAGCCCTCAACGTAGGTGTCGCACTTACCGTCGAATGCGTCTGTTTCTACCTGTGTCCGCCCTTCGCCAGAGGTGACGTAGCACTTAAATTCTGAGCCAATATAAATTGTTTTCAAGCGTTACACCCCCTACTGCATAGAGACTTCGTAGACGTACCGGCTGCCGCCTTTTTCAGAGTACGAATAGAGCCGGATGAAGTGGCTACCGGTGATGTTGGATATATCGAGGCTTACTTCATCCGAGGCGGTATCGAGCTCTGCCTTTGCCACCGGCTTACTTGCTGCGTAGGAATCCTCAATAATCAATACAAGAGAAACGTTACGAATATTTGCGTCGGTCTTAGCGGATATGGTGCTGTAGTCAGTCATATCAACCTTGCTTTTCGTATGCACATTTTGTGTTTTTCCCGCTTGGACAATAAGCTGTAGTGCTTGCTTTTCAGCATTAACCGTTCCTTGCCACCCGCCGGTCAGTGAATCGTAAGTTTCCCCATCCTTGAACAGATAAGTGATATATAGCAACGTGACACTCTCGGTCTGGCCGTCAGTGGTTATCACGACATCGGCACTTTTCGACTTATCCCCATCCGTAGCTGTCGCCGTCCAAGTTCCTGCATTATAGACTATGCATGTCCACGAACCACTGGTGTTTGGAGCAGTAAGGGTTGTAGTTCCATCACTGCACGTACAAGTTGATCCCGCAGGGTAAGTGACGTTGATTGTAGCTGAGAAGTACGTTATTGTGACATACTCTACAGTTAAACGAGTAATGTCGACGTCTTGGGTTGCGATACTGCTGCCCTTTGTAGCAGTAACAGTCCATGTACCAATGTCCAGACCGCTGAACGTCCACGTACCATTTTTTTCGGAAGCTGTTTTTGTGGTTGACCCCATTTTACAGGTTACAGTGGAACCTGTGGGGGCGGTCACAATTATTGTCGATTTGTTGGGGCTTCCGCCGCTGGCACCAAATCCATATAAAGGCACTGCAATGCTCATACGTACACCTCCACCGTAATCGGAATATTCACCGTGGGCTTGTCCTCAAGGCAGGTAAACGTCAGCACGTTGCCTGACCGGGAAGCGAAGCTTACCATGCCACACGCCTCTTTCAACGCCAGATTGGTCTCCGTGTTACTCCCGTACACTGGATAAGCCATCGCGCGTTTTGTATCCGTCAGACCGGAGACCGTAACAGACTGGGTATACGGGGCGATGGCAGACCAACCGGCAGCAGTTAACGTTGCAGTCTTTGCAATCGTTTTGGCATTACTTAACGCCGTATCCACGTACCCCTTGGTTGCAGCATCAGCGCTGTCCGTGGGCACGCCTAATGCTTTGATTTGATGGGAGTTCATGACAATATTCCCGGTCATTAGACCGCCAGCACTAGGCAATGCCCCAACATTTTCAGCTTCTAGCTCAACGTTGCCATTGGAGTTAGGTTCTTTGCCGCACACTTTGGATACAGCACCGGTGCCATCCAAGCCCATACGGGAGACGGAGTAGGCATAAATTGGGGTTCCGGAATTGAACGTCATTGCAATTCGCGTCCACAGGTAAGCGCCCTGTGCTACCGTGGGAATGCTGCCTTGCCAGTTTCCGGACGGTATAACATTCCCGGATGTGCTGGCTTGATATGTTACGGACTGACTGGTCAACAGAGCCGGGTTCCCGATGTCGCCCTTTTCGCCCTTAATCTCGAACCATTGATACTTCGTCCAATCCGTTGGGGCAGTTGCGGAATTTCCGCTGTATACGCCCATCCAATTGTCCGGAAGTACGCCGAAACTATGAGAAGCTGCCGTGGGCTTTTGCGCCGCGTACCGAATCCAGACGTATGCGTTGTCGCCCTTGTCACCTTTCGCGCCGTTCGTGATGGTAAACGTGCTGGTGGTATTATCGTTATAGGTAATACGGTACGTGTCTACCAGCCCGCTGACGGAGACTTTGGCAATGGTTGAAATGCCCCGACCGTTTTTTACGGTGAAGTCAAAGGTAGTGGTGTCCGCCATGGTGATACGGTATGTATCCGTAAGGCCGCTTGTGGACTGCTTTACGATGCTGCTGATGCCGCCATGGCCGTCAGCGGCGGCGGTAAGCCAGTTCAGCAGAATTTGCCCGGTCAGCTTCTTTGCCGCGCTGTCCTGTTCCAGGACGAAAAGGTCGGCAGCTTTTATCTGTTCCGCTGCAATCAGCTCGGATATTGCTTTATCTGCCACGCTTCTTTACCCCCTTATTCCATGTATCAATGCGCTCCCTTTGCTCTTTTGTGAAAAGGCCACTACTACCGATGTATACGGTTCGCCCGCACACGGGGCATTCCATATCCACGATGTGTCCATCTTCATCTGTGTGCATGATCGGGATTTCCCCGCAGCATCTATTAACAACCACTTCCGCCATTGGGTACCTCCTGCTCAGTCTCTTTTTCGGGCGCAGGAGGCGCAGCCAGCGCCTGAACCACTTCTTCAATGGCCTGCATACTACCCAGCATCCTGTCCCAGTTCTCCCGTCCTGCGACCTGAACGCCCTCAAGGGTGTTCAGGACTGCCCTAAGTTTCATTACAGGGTTCATTTTTACTCCTTTCCCAGCACCACACGCACCGCGCCGGTTTCCGGTACAATAGCGATTATCTTCGTATATTGGGCGGCGTACTGCCCTTCCCACCACATCTGTACCGTCTCTGCGGGGTTTGCAAATACCGTGGCAATCGTCGCCAGGGATTCCCCGAGAATACGGATGTTTATCTGCCCCGCCTGGGGGAAAGGGTTGAAATAATCGCAGTCGAATTCTTTGCCTGTTGCGGTTTTCAGTTTTTCCATACTTAAGCCCTCACTAATACAGTTTGTGATAATCCGTTTCCGTCCTTAATTGTTCGCCAAGCCACCTCTTCGTCTTTGAAATAGAAGCTCGACGCGAATAGTACGGCCGCATCAACGTAGCTTGCGGTATTCCACCCATTGAACACACCATTTGCAAAATCCGCATACCCAAGCGAGGTATTGATACCTCCGCTGGTATAGGCCGTGGATATGGTATTGTAGCCGATTTCCGAGCCGTAGACACTGTGACTGGCAAGACCTGACCCGTCAAGGTATCCGTCGTCACCGCCATAGTCAATCCTACCGGCGCTGACGCTTCCCCGGAAATAGCCATTCTCCGCATACAGATTTCCGGTCGGCGTAATCTGCACGCCGTTAGCCTCAGAGCCGCACTGAATGCCGTTTACACCGATGTAAATACCCCGGCTGTTGGTGCCGTTCCAGACCTGATTGTTATAGCTCAGGTAGTCGGATTGGATATCAAAGCCGCCGATTTTGCCACTAAGGGCGGTGATCTTCCCCCGAACTTCTGCGCCGGATTTGGTGACTTTGAACACCGTGGTATTGTTGGCCTTGACCGTCCAGGAATCATTAAGCAGATCCCAGCCAAAGGACGAACTGTCACCGCCGGTTTTGGTTACCCGTGCGGAGATCTGGTCACTCTGAATGTCCAGCCGCGAGGTGAGTTCATCTCCCTGTTCGATACGGGCAGAGACTTCGGCGGAAATCTGGTCGGCCTGAATTTTCAGTTGCGCCCTGGTTTCTATAAACTGGCGTTCTACTTTACGTGTTTCGTGGGATTTATAGGGAGCGGATTCGTCGATTTCCTCAGAGCCGGGGGCGGAAACATCCGCGCGTATCATTTTCCCGTAGGACTTCGACACGCTGTAAATGCCTCCATAGGTTCCTTTAACCTGAACTGCGTCTCCAATCTCCGCCGCCGGGTCTAAGATTGCGCCTGTAGCTGTATACGTCTGGTAGGAATAGCCGTTGATTCTGGCCAACATATCGTTTGCCATTTTCTGAGTTCCGAAAGGGTTTTCGGAGATCAGTTCCTTGCCGCTGTCTGTACCCGCCGTATACTCCACGCCGTCAGCAACCTTCAACGTGACGCGGCTGTACGCGCTGAGTGGGTCTGATATTTTCAGGCTGTCGGCGGCAGACCCGATAATGAACTTATCAAACAAGGATTCTGACACCTCCAAACGTGATCGCTCTGTTATCGCTTCCGCCAACAATCAGATAGTTGGTTTCCTTCGGAAGACCCGTGAGCGTGACCAGCATCAATTCTCCGGTGGCCGTCATAGCCCAGGAGCCGGTGTACATTGCGCCGATGTAGCCGATGACCTCACGGCAGCTGTACCCGGCAGGGTACGGGATTTCGTAACCAGATGTCACGATTTGATATACACGGCTATCCAGCGAGATGCCGACTGCATCGGAAATCTCTTTCAGAACTTCAATGTCACTTGCAGGCCAGTTAAGTGAGGATTCTGCCGGATAGTCTTCTTCCAGAAGAAGCATTCCGTCGTATCCGTGGAGCGTTAGTTTTGTCCGGTCACCGATTTCTCCTTCGCTCCGTTTGTCAATGTAATACTTTCCTTGTGGCAGCCATTCAGAGGCGGCATTCTCATTTGCAGCTCTGATATATGGCCGAAGAAGCGCACGTTTGGGGATATCACCATAGGGATGAATCATTTCAACGTTAATCTCACCGGCGCAGGTTTTTCCAACGTCAGGAGAATCGGAAAGAAGCGGTTGCTTCTGCTCCATGGATATCAGCAGTTCTTCACCGTAGCCGGTTTCGGCGCCACCGCTATCTACCAGAATGCGCACTCCGCCGAACGTAATTGCGCTTCCGCTTTTGTCAATAAGCTTTCCGGTATCACCGATGCAGAGGCGGTTTTCAAACCAGTGGTTGCCAGCTACAATGTCCCGGTATTCCTGCGATACGTTCTGCATAAGCGCCCGTCACCTCTCAATCAGGGGAAAGGTAATGCCGCTCCACCAATCGTCTTCCGGCTTCTCTATCAGGAACGATGCAGGGTTATTGTTGGAGTACATGGTCACATTGTTGCGGTACCCGCTCATAGGGTCGTAGTAGTCCACGGTCACATATTCCGGGAGAATGGTATGCAACACGGTCATAGCTTCCTCAGCCGTTAGCGGGCGGCAGGTGATGTCCAGACGGATTTTGGTTGTCACCCGGCCACGCTGCATTGTCCCGTCCATTGTGCGCCCGGAATTGGGTGCGTCAATGTCGTTGCGCTGCCACTTTACGCCCTGTTTGGCGATGAACGGCATGAAGTCCACGCCGTTTATCTTGAGCATCATCTTCATGCCGTTTTCACTCCTTTCGTTTATCCATACATTCTTGCGTTCCTGCGCTGAGCATCCCGGACAGCCCGGTCAAAGTCATATCCGCCGCCACCTCCGTTGTCCTGATTGCGCATTTCTGCAATAATCTGCTGAGCGACAGCATAAATAGCGGTAACAACGTCATCATTGGCTTCCCGAACGCCGTAGGTGATACCATCAACGATCTGGTCATTGTTGGCAACCGTTGTCCGTCTGCCAATAGAGCCAACCATTTCTGCCCCGGCTTCGCGGGCAATGAACAGCTGACCTTGGTCTACGAAACCGCCGTCGGCAAGCATCGGAATTTGAGGAACCCTAATTGTTCTCAGGCCCGCAAATGGCGAATATCCGGCAATGCTGAAATTCTTGAGATCACTTAAAATGCTGTTGATTCCGCCGAATATCCAGCGCAGTGCAGAATTGAGTACAGATATTACGCCATTCAGCGCCGCTTTCACTGCACCAACCATTCCGTCAAATACAGTAGATGCAGCCGCCCTCAAAGGCTTTAAGAAGCGGGTGTCAATGTAGTTGTATGCTGACAAGAATCCGTCGCGAATCTTAGCCCATGCGTCAGAAGCCCGCTTTTTGATTCCATCCCAAAGGGAAGAAAACAGATTAGAAAGCGGTTGTATAACGTTTGTATCGAACCAGCCAGAAACGATACCCCAAACAATCTTGATGGTTTCCCAGGTTCCGCTCACAAGCACTCCTATGTTATAGAAGACATCCTCAAATGTCTGGCTTACACTTTTCCACAGATCAGAGAACCATGTAACAGCTGGTGAAAACGTTTTAACAATGTCCGTCCAAAGTCCGGAGAAGAATCCGGATATTGGTTGCACAACGTTTACATTGAACCATTCCGCAACAGGTGCAAAGAAAGCGCAAATTTCATCCCATTTCTGATAAATCAGAATGCCAAGGTCTGTCAGTGCGCCTACTGCTAGGCCAATCAATGCGCCTATTCCGGTGCCAATCGGGCCTCCTAGGGAGCCAATAATGGCACCGATTCCAGCGCCCGCCATTGTTGCCCCGGCAGGAACCAGCAATCCATTCAAGATATTCAGGCCATTCATGATTGCGTCGTATACTCCGGTAACGAACATAGGGATTCCCGCAACAATTCCACCGATGGCAGCCCCTATAAGCCCTGTGCTTATCGTTCCACCACCAGCTGTGATTGCCTTTGCCACGGCGCTTTCCCCAAACGCTTTTGCTATAAACTGCCCGATGCCCTTCCCCAAAAGTCCGGCACCAGCTGTTCCAGTAAGGCCACCAAGAATGATTTCTCCGAAATTGAAACTGTTGAGCTTTTTCTCGATAGCATCTTTGATTCCGCTAAACTCGATTGTAAATCCTGTGGCAGTTAGAATCACGCCTGCGGAAATCGTAAGCGGAATGGAAAGACCGTTTTTCCCAAGCGTTTTGAGCGCCATAATTCCGTTCAGGAAATCGTTTGATAACTTCCATGCAAGTAGCGCAATTCCGATTGTGGCAATAAGCCCCAGAATCTCTTTCAGATTGTCCTTAACAAAGGAAACAAGCGGCTCCAGTTTCTTTTTCCACTCGTCAATCTGCGTGGTTACTGCATTTTTCAGGAAATCATACCCCGGCAAGTCTAATCCAAGATCTCCACCGCCTACACCGGCTCCGCTTCCACTGCCGCCCTGATTCTGGTCGGGGAGGACATTCAGTTCATCAAACCCGGCAAGGTATCGTTTCAGTTCCTTCGCCGAACCGGCGGCACTGTCCATGTTGTCGGCAATGGCACCGCTCCCGGCAGAAGCGCTCCCAATCGCATCCCCCCATTTCGGGGACTTTACCGTTACCCCGAACAGGGCGGCAATGGCCGCTATGATTTCCTGCAAGGCGCTTGCCACGGCAATAGCAATTGGCAGAACCTTCGTCAGAATCGGAATAAAGATGTTTCCTACGGCACGTGCGGCTTGTTCCAGCTCCGCCCGTAGTACCCGCAGCATGTTTGCCGGATTTTCCAGCGTCCGCGCCATATCTCCTTGCACCTGCGTTACCTGCGTCATCATGGCGTAGTACCGCAACTGGGACTTCTCCGCCTGCGTCATGCTGGAAACGCTCTTGTCAATTCCAAGATTCAAGCGTTCCTGCTCCAACCGGGCAACAGACAGGTCGTAGCCCAGCCGCCGCAGAGGTTCGAGTTCTCCGGAAATACCGGACTGAACCTTCTGCATTGCCGATTCAAAATCGATATTATAGAAGGAGGCAAGGTCATAACCCAACTGCGTCAGGTTCTTGGACATGAACGCTGCCTTGTCACCAGCCACACCGAAACCTGTGATAATGGTGTTAAAGACGCCCTGGTTCCGCATCCATTCAGCGGGGTCAATGCCCATTACATCAGAAACCTTCTGGGCGTAGTTATAGGCTTCCTCGGCGTACTTCCCCATTGAAACGGTGAACAGGTTCAAATCCTCCGTATACTGGGACGATTTTGCAATTGCGATACCCAGGAGCTTTGCCGCCGCCCGGTATATGGCCGCAAAGCTGATTGCTTTGAGCGCACTGTTCCAAGCATTTGTGCTTGTGGTTGCCCGCCTTACCGTACCGTTGTACTGCTCCGTCGATGTAATCAGCCTTTGAATTCTGCTTGGAAATGCCGAAAACCCGGAGGAAACCTTGTTCATTTCATCCGCAAATGGCTTCATGGCCGAAGCCAAGTCTTTCATCTGCTGAGTGAACTTATCAATATCCGCTTTCTCAAGCTCCTGGATGACCTCTGGTAACTTTTTCAACTGGTTGATGAAGGAAGTCATATTAGACCGGCCAAGCTCGGACAGAGGCTGCAATCCGGATGCCAGATTCCGCAGTTTTTCTCCGGGGGTGTCGGGCAGATTGGTGATTGCTTGATTGATGGCCGCCAGCTGGTTTCCAATGGACGCGGAAATTTTCAGGCTATCCGTCTGGTCTTTCAGATTGCCCAGGGAGTTGCTAATGCGGTTTATCTTGTTCGCAAAATCGCCGGTATTCATGTTGTTCACGGCATTCTTGATCTGCGAAATTCCTGCTGCAACTTTGGAAAGGGCAGTTGTGGAACCGCTGATCGACGTTTTTAGCTCTGTCAACTTTTTTGCCAGAACCTCCACCCCTGCGGATGCCGCGGCACTGTCATTCACAATCTGAAACTCAATGCCCTGCATTTCCACATTGTCAGCCATCCCCTTCGCCGCCCTTCTTCTCAAATTTCTTGTTGATGGATACCATAAACATCTCCATCATGGCTTTCGCCTTTTTGTCGCTCTTTTCCTGCTGGGTCAGCTGCTTTTCTCCACTACCCGCCGCTTTCCGCTGCCCAGTGTGCAGCTCAAAGGGCTGCTCCCGGTAGGGAATCGGCTTCGGCGGCTTCTTGCTGAAACTGAATCGAAGAACCGGGGCGGCATCCAGAAGGGCTTCATAGTAATAAGCCCCTTGCATCCACATATCCTGATTCTTCAAGTCCCGTTTGATCTTGTCAGCTTCCCGGTAGGCTTTCACCAGTTCCACGTCCTGATTCCAGAACTGGTCATAGGTCATGCCGATTGCAAGATAGTACGGGAATAACTTCTTGAAGATATTTGTGTAAGCGTAAGAGGGGGTAGGGGTCTCCCCACCCCCTCCGTTTTCGGAAAGAAGTTCGCTTACTCTACTGCTTCCCAGCCGGGGTTTCCCTCGTTTTCCTCTTCATCATCGGAAAGCAGGGTGTACACGGCCTCGGAGTACATTTCCGTCAGCACCTTCACAAGGCCGGACTTGTTACTCAGACCGTCGTAAATCTTGTTGATGGTAGCAACCTTGGTGTTGGGGTGATTTGCCGCAAAAGCGCCGCTGAACAGCATGGGGATCATGGTAGCGGGCTTGTCGCCAAGCTCATTGATGGAGAACCCGATCTTCTCCATAGCAGAAACCGTGGAGCGGGTGAATTCCAGCGTGTACTTCTTGCCGTTGTAGGGAATGCAGATTTTCTTAGCCATCGCTAATCCTCCTTAAAAATGTGTGGTCTGTGTTTTGGCTCAGGTCGCGTCGTCCAGCTCAATGGGCGTGGACGGGGCAATGGAAATGTTCAGGTCTACAACCTCGTTGACGCCGCCGCCGGTGGGGTAGCAAGTCAGCTGACCATCGAACTTGAACTTGCCGTCAGAGCCGGTAGGGGTCAGGTTCGCGCCGTCACCGGTTCCGCCGAACCACACAGCGTAGCTCTCGGTCTTTCCGTTGAGAGCCACCAGCTTCTTGTAGTCATCCAAGGTGTAGTTCGCCGTGAAGGAGAGGGCATCCAAGGACTGGATACCGGCGATGTAGGTCTGCATCTTGTCAGACAGGGTAGTGGTTTCCAGCATCTCCGGGTCGCCGCCCAGATCAGGGAATTCCTTGATGTCAATAAGCTTTTCGTAGGTGTTGCCGGTGCTTCCTTTTTTCATGAGGAAGACCTTATAGGTAGAAATCGCGATAAGTCATCATTCCTTTCGTTGTAATAAAAAACGGGCTGCCTCCTGTGAAGCAGCCCTTCGGCTCTCTTTCCGCCCTTGCGGAAAGGTAACGAATATTTACCTGCGGTAAATTGTTCCGCCGTCCGTCTCCGCCCGATACCGGGCTACCAGACGGTAAATCGTCCCGTTTTCCATGTTCGGAACAGGGGACAACGAAATTCGCGTAAAATTCCGTTTGTAGAGCATTTCGTCTATAACGCCCATGATCTCCCGGCATACGCTTTTCTTGCTTCCTGCCTTGTCGGAGTAGACATTAACCTCGTACATCAGCGTGGAAAACTTTTCCCGGTCGCTGCTGTCCAGTCTGTTCGCGGACATATAATTGTCCTGCTCTACGATGCTTACATAGGGAAATTTTGGAGGAGCGTTCACATATTCTCCGGATACCGAAATGCCCTTGAAGCGCTTTCGCAGAGCCTCGGCAATGGGGGTATAGATCAGCTTTTCAATATCAATCAAGCCCTGAACACCTCCATAACGATTCTCGGAAGCTCCTGCTCAATCGCTTTTCTCGCCTCATACATGGGCATTGCAGGAGGATTTCCGTATGTGTGGCCGCCGCCCTTGTCTTTGGGCAGATACCAGCCTTTGGGGTCGTCCCAATGACCTTTCCCGTCCGGGTAGGTGCCAGCACCCATGCCAAACTCCGACGCTTCCGGGTGTCCGGTTCCGTAGGTGATACCGGCTCCAAATTCAATGAAAAGGACGGATTCCCCATCGGCCTTTACGGCGTAACCATTCGGGATTGCCACGACGGACACGGTTGCATCCCTCATCCCGGTGTAAACAGCCCGCGAAAACCGGATGGAAGCCACAGAAGCACCCAGCATTGCCAGCCTTTCGGCCAGTTCCTTTGCCTTGTCCTTCTGCCAGCGTTTGTATTCCTTCAATTCGTCCTGAATCTTTTGAATGCCGGGAACCGACAGCGGAGCCACGATTTTCTTGTAGCTCACGACACGCTCACCTTCGTAACGGCGATGGACACTGAGTTCAGAGACTTTGCCACCCGTCTGACCATGTAGTCATACAGGGGCTTCCCGTCCTCGTCATACACAGGCTCCTTGTCCAGAAACAGCACAGTATTTTCGTCAACGGGGCAGGTCATGTCATCCGTAACGATAACCTTGTCATACCCGGCAAGATTGCCGAACTGCTCCACCTGAGAAGCCCCGGTCGCAGCGGATACGTTGGCGCGGAAGGAAACGGCAGGTTTGTACACAACAGTTTCCTCGCCGGTTTCGTTGCCGTCTTCGTCGGTGACAGGCACTTTCCGGCCATACAGCAGATACCAGAAGCTTTGCTTGTTTCGCTCCATGATTCTCATACTGTCACCTCACAGAACCCCGGCCATGGGAACAATCTGTCGCATCATGGATTCCGGAACGTCCCCGTTCTCGTAGGAACGGGAAATGCCGTTCTCGCTGTGAGACAGCTCCCCCTCGCCGCCCCGCTTGTTCAGAAGATACGTAGCAATCTCCACCTGTAGATAGCTGTACTGCTCCGGAACCTCCATAATGGAAGGGTCAAACGGGTATGCCCTGCGGCAAATCTTACTTGCCGCAATGCCAAGGTAGGCAGAAACCGTGCTTTCGTCGGTTTCATTCGCCATGGCTTTTACCAATGCGTTTTTTTCGGCTTCCTGCACGGTTTCTTACCTCCTTTCATTCTACGGGTTCTCCCGCTTTCTTGCGTGGTTTCTTGATAACGGGAATAGGATTATTCTCCGATAAACCAAACTTGGTGATAACTTCCTCGCGGGTGAGCGGTACGGGGTCGTTGAGGGTATCAACGACTACCGTTCCCATCACCACAGAAGTGCTCTCCAGTTCGCGCCGGGTAATCACCTTGTCCTTTGCGGTAAAGCCCACGTTGCGAAAGTGATCTTCCTCGCGCACATACACTTTCCCGTCAGAAACATAGAACATGGTGAACCTCCTTAGCCGTTAGTGATGATCTTTGCCAGAGCAATGGTCTTCGGGTCTGCCACGATAGACCAGTTGGCAGATGCCGCAAGCTGAGCGTCCGTGGGAGAAGCGGTGTAGCCGGAAGTGGGTTTGGTAAAGCTGAAACCGTTGGGGTGCATGGTTTCACGGATACGGGTCACCAGCGCGTCATAGCCGCCGCCCTTGAGCGCGTCACGGGTCAGTTCGGAAGGAACCTTCACGGGAGCGGGGGCGTACTGAATTGCGCCAAGGCCGAGGACGTAGGTGGTGTAGGTGGCCGCTTTCGCACTTTCTCCGCTGGTAGCGGCGGTGGAGGGGCAGCTGTCATCTACGACAACAGTCATGCCATTCACGGTGCCAATGCGGAGGGGGCGCTCAACGCCGTTGGCGTCGGTGTATTTCAGGAAGTCCAGCAGCTTCAGGCCAGCCATATTGGTGGCGACCTTACTGTGCATGAACACCAGCCGGAAAGCGTCCTGATTGTCGCCCACGGCCTTCTGGATAGCGTCACCGATGGTGGTAGCGCCCATCTTGTTTGCATCCGCAACAGTGGTGGATGCGGAAGACAGGTCAGTGATGTGGTTCGCCCAACCGGCAAACTCACCGCTGCCGGTCACACCGAACACAGCATTCAGGATTTTCAGCATGATGGACTGGCGCTGCTTCTGCCAATACTTGGACACCTGAGACACGATCTGCTGCATGGGGTCGGCACCGCTGTTGTAATCAACGATAAAGTCCTTCTCCTTCCAGCCGTGGGCGCGGCCAAACACGATACCATTCTGAGCGCTGCCTTCGGGGTCGGTCAGGGTGATGTCAGTTGCGCCATCGTAGTTCTCAGGAGTGCCGCCAATGACTTTGTAGAACGGCAGCGTATAAAAGTCAGAGCCGTTGGAAATCAAGCCCGCCAGCTCTGCGTTCGGGGCGACAGCGCCGCTCTCAAACATCGCGGTCAGGGTGGGGTCTTTCGCATTTGCCCAGTTGTAGTTAAACAGCTCGGGGTCAAACGGAAAGCCAAGATAAGTAGCCATAATGTTTTACCTCCATAATCATTTCAAAATTGTTTTCCAGTCAGGATTGTTCTTGATAAACTCCATCTGGGATTTGGTGTCGAGTTTCAGGAAATCCGCCTTGGTCATTGCGCCGCCAGGGCTTCCATCAGCGCCTCTGGGCGTTCTTTTCAGCTTGTCCGCAATGACTTTTTGGGCGTATTTTTCCAAAAACGTCTGGTTGTTGGCAAAAACCGTAGCCATATCGCCGGATTCCATGGCCGCCGCAGTAGCGTCCGCAAGGGCTTCATCATAACCCTGAGCAACCAGCTTCGCTTTGTAACCGGCAACGGTTTTTTCCTTCCGCAGACCGGCCAGCTCCTTTTCCATGTTCTCCCACTTTTCGGCCTGCTCCTGTTGCTTCCTCTGCTCGTCAGTCAGAAGCGCGTTGTGCTTACGCTTCCATTCCGCAGCCTCGGAATTGGCCTTGGACAGCGCGTTTTTCTGCCTTTCCAGTTCTGCGGTGTTGTCCTCGTACTCAAAGCCCTCCAAAGCGGCAAGCTTCTGTTCCGGGGTCATGTCCGCATAACCTTCAATGAGATTTGTGTCGATTTTTGCCATAATTATTCCTCCTGCGTTTGGTGAGGCGGTTCCCTCCGCCGTGATCTCTGTTTTTACGGGTTGTCTCCCGTCTGCGTTTTTGATAGAGCAGCTTCCCTGCTGCTGTTATGGAGGGCTGTACAGGCTTCGATCCTGTGACCTGCGGATTAACGGTCCGTTGCTCTACCAGCTGAGCTAACAACCCACATATCCCCGGCTTACGGTGCCGGGGAACCGCTTTGCCCGTTTCCGGGTTTCATCGCCGATAGGGAGGCCATCGGCGATATATATGGCGCGAGGCCGATCTGAACGGCCTTCTGTGGGGGGAGAGGTGAACCCCACTCGCTGTCTGCCGCGCCAAATTTTAGCCTTCTATTCTTCATGTACTCGGCTTTTGGCCGAGGAAATATTTTTGTGGGACGGGGTAAGCTACTTTGAGCTATCGTGCGCTTATGTACACTTATCACACAATGCTGTTCCTTCTCCTTTGCTTTGGCTGCCTTGCGCATACGGCAGTTATCGGCGTGCTTGAATTGTCCAGCCCCCCGCTGGTTGCGGCAGAAAGAATCGAACTTCCATTACATGGGTCAAAACCATGTGCCTTACCTTTTGGCTATGCCGCAGTGGAAAAAAGAAGGGCTTCCAATACCATTTCTGGTATCAGAAGCCCTTCGGCTGTTCGCTGCTCCCTAGAACAGTCACAAATTATACCATTTGGTGTGGCTCTTCCGCGAAAGGTGCGGCGCTCTTTGCCAAACAGTCAGTTAACCTTCTTGCGCCGAATCTCAATGACCACGATCTGGCCTTGTTCGACTTTGATTTCCGCCTGATTCCGGCGGCGGATGATTTCCTCAATCGCCCGAATTTCCTTCGCCGTCACTCTGACCGCCGGTTTGGTTTCCGCTTCCATCGCCGTTCCCTCCGTTCTGCGCGGCAAGCTTCGCCGCTTTTTTCTCCTGCTCGGCCATGTAATCCATGCTCATTCGGTAGGCCAACTGCGGGTCGGAAAATAACCCGCAATGTGTAAATGCCAGTTCAGGGGCGATCTTATCGCAAGCAAGCATCTGGGTTAGAACCGTTGATTTCTGCGCGATATTCTCATAATTCCGCCGCGTGAATCGGATTTCCAGTGCCGAGAGTTTCAGGCTCAGATGCCCCATGTCCCGGCAGATACGCAGCACCAGCTTCAAAAATTCCTTTTCGGACTTCTTGAAAATCAGCTCCGTGTCCTTGGCTCTGGCTTCCGCTGCCGACCAGCCGTCCCGCATGATGACCGCCGACCCGGTGTCAGAGGTAGAAGTCCCTCCGTTCCGGTTGGGCATTCCGCAGATGGTCAGCACCGTCTCATACATGCTGTCCACAAGGGTCTGCGTCTGGGTCTGGTTCATTTCGGAGGTCAGATATTGAATCTCCGCTTTCAGTGTGGCGTCAATATCCCTGAACTTGATCGCGCCCTCGTCCCGCAGTTTCTTGTAGTCCTCACTGCTGATGTCAACATTATGGAACAGCATCAGTGCTTGAACGAACTGCTCTACGCCGTCAATTCGGTTGCTCTCCGTCATGTTGATTGCGTCAAGCAACGGAATCACGATTTCAAACGCCCCTAAACGAGCCATGTTTGCCGGGTACTCCACAATCGGGATTCCCAAAATCTGATCTTCTGCGCGAATAACTGCCCACGTGTTCCAGACCTCGAAATACCTGGTTTCTGTCCAGCAGGAGAAAACGAGCGTTCCGTCCTCTTTTAGAACATACCGTACACCCATCATGGGCTTATGCCCAAGGCCAATAGAGTACACCACAAATGTGTATCTAGGGTCAAGAGTGAATATCTCAAAAGGAGCCTCGTCTTCCTCGACATCCGCCAGAACGTCCGGCAAAGCCATTCGATAAGAGGTACCGCAAGTGAAGAACCAATCGGCAAGTTCCTTATCCTTTTCCGGCTTGTCCTCGGACAGCATATAGTCATTCAGTTTCAGCACTTCGGAGGAAATGTCTTCGTCCCCACCACGGCTTACGTACTGGATTGGTTCGCCGACCTGATAGGCCGATTTGAAAGATACGATCTCATTTGCTCGGTTCTCCACAACCATGTTGTTGATTTCCGGGCGGACTTCCTTTACACGGTTAAGGATTGGCTGCTCTCCCTTGTAATACCAGTACAAGTAATCAATCTCTGCCTGATTTTGCAGGTGCGTAAACAGTGCCTTTTGTAGCACATCGATGATATTCCCCTCGTTTATATCCGTAACCTCGGTGTAAATCACCCGACGCCCGAATAACCGTCTGCTCTCCGTATTACGCACCCCCTTTTCCGGAAATCTATTTTCTCATTTACCATTATACCACAGTGGCGGATGGTTGTCTACTTAATTCTCGCTCGTAAACCATCGGCTACTTTCTGGTTAAAATGGCCTGCTGAAAACCTCTATAACCGCCCCGTTTAAGCTTTGGGCGAACTCAGCAAACATAGCCATTCCGTCTGGAACGTCATCGTGCTTATTCTTTCCCGCTACAGTGTAGGAACATAGCATATCCATCATCCTGCCGTAATCCGTGTTCCGCTTATACTTGCTTTCATCCAGAAACAGGCAGTGCTCCTTCACCCACGCTGAATTTACAATGATCTTTGTTTCTTTATTCGCCGTTGTGAACTTTGTCGTGATATTAGTAATTCCGCCCAGTTTCTTTACTTCTCCCTGAATCTTTTCAGCGATCCGGCGGCCAGCGGAGTTACTTTCAAACCGGCACATTTTCACCTTGTCCCGCACCAGAATTTCAGACAGTCTTGTATCAACTGTGTCAGGAAGCCCATTGTCGCAGATGCAGTCCCCAATATAGTAGTCCTGCCCATATACATATCCAACCGGCAGAAATGCGTAGTCAGTGCCCTTGTCCTTGGTATCGCACACGCCGATAATGGCGTCCGGTTCCTCTGCTGGCAGCTCAAAGAACCGCCGCAGCTCGTCAGGATGGTAGACAAGCCCCTCGCGTTCAATGGGTTGATTCTGATACAGCGCTTTCCAACTAACGCTATCCATAATATCCCGCTGTTCCCGGTAGAACTTGGTGGAGAACCCCACACCAAACTCATAATCAAAATTGCTTTCGTCATCCTCGTTCATGGCCGGAATCCGAATGAATTTCGCCCGGGGATTGTTCTCATATTCCCGTTCCAGCCGCCCGATCACATCGTGAACGCTCCACCGGGTAGCAATATGCAGTTCCTTGCACTTGTCGCCGATTTTTCGCTGCCGCAGATCGGTGGTGTAAGTCTCCCACAGCTTGTCCAGACGCTCTTTGGATAGAGCGACCTCAATACCAGACACCAGATCGTCGCAGTACAGCAGGTTTGCCGCCCGGTACAGACCGGCATTGCCCGTTCCTATGGAGGTAAATTCCAACGTCTCAAATCGCTGCCGCTTATCAAGGTCAATTCGGCAGTCCTTTGCGTTGGTGCTGGACACCCGAACGGCAGGGAATACATCATGCCATAGGTATTCCCCCTTTGAGTCAAACAGCCGCAGACATTCGTCATACACGCCCCGCACAAAGGAATTGGAGTGGCTGCCCGTCAGATTCGGGTTGTTTGGGTCGCGGCCGGCAATCCAGGTCAGCAGGAAGATTGCAAGCGTGGTCTTTCCTACGCCGGGGGGCAAACTAACCGCCAGCAAATCCAGCTTGTCATCCCCGCACAGCGCTTGCAGCGCGTCCACCACGGGCTTTAGCTGCTTCTTCCGTGGCTGATAAAACCGCTTTTTTGCCTGCCTGTCCAGCTCCATATAGGTCAGATAGCTGTCAAAATCATATGGAGCCTCAAACAATAGCCCACGCCGCCAAAGGCTGTAAAATCCCTCCACCCGAGACGTAGGAGCCTTACCCATTATTTCGGCGCACAGGTATTTCAGATGCTTATTCGCCCGATGTGCCGCCGTGAAATCAGTCTCAGCCCATGCCTGACACAGGGAAAACAGGTCTTCATATGCCCCGATATCACCCGGTCTGTTCTCGATAGCCGACAGAATGGAGGTTGACAATTTCCCATAATCCATACTCTCACCTCACAGAGCGTCAGCTTGTTCGAATGCTTTCAGCAGTTTGGGAAACTGGATTGCGAAGAAATCCACCATTTCCTCGTTCTGCGCCCAGCCGGAATTTTCAGCAAGGCCGCTTTCAAATAGAAATGCGTGAATGATCTCATGCCGCTTCACCTTGTTTGTCTGAACCAGAAGGTTTTGCTTGCAATTTGGTTCTCCCTTGCTGTCTTCGTAATTTTCAACCAGCATTTCTTTCGTAGTTTCGTCACAGAAACCGTCACAATCCTTGAGCCTTGGCTCTTGGCTTCCCCGAATTACTGTAAGCGTATATTCTGCTCCCAAAACGTCGATTTTCATAAATTCCCTCCGTTTCATAAAAATAAGGGCTACCCACACATTTCTGTGTAAGTAGCCCTTCGGCTTTCCTCCCGCCCTTGCGGGAGGCATTACTTATGTTTCAGCAGCTCAATCAGCACGACAATAGGAAAGACCAGAAGTAAAAATAGCTCCATGTTAGGCCTCCGGTATTAGTTCGCATTCTGTAAATCCGCCTTTGCCGATGCACTTGCCATCAAAGGTAACTGTATCTCCAACTTTGACTCGTTTTAGCGCATCCTCCTGCTCCTTCTCAAACTCGGCATAGAAGAAGACAATGGTGTTCCCGACACGGCGCTCCATTGTAAGCGTTGCGCCACCAGTCAGATTCAATAAGCCACCCGTACTCATTCCGTTTATCTCCGCTGTAATGCGATACCTGTTATACCGGTAAAGGTCATTTGCTACGAGTTCATTCTCTTTATAGGCATTATAAATGTCATCGTAAGATACAGCTAAATCTACATCCGAATCAGAAAAGGCTCTAGTGCTTTCGGATGGTTTTTCCTCTATTTCAGGCTTGGATTTCTTATTTAGTTCAGTTGTGGATGTGGGTAATTCAATCTTTTGCAGCACTTCGATTTCCTCGTATCCGCATCGAGTGCAACGTCTAACATACTCTCCATCCTCATCATATGTTGGCTCCACGCGACGAACGTCTGCCATATTGTGCCCCAGTTTTTCAATTTTCTCTGTTTTATTTTTACCGCATAAACTACATTGGTATGTTTCAAAACCACCACTTTCACAATCCGCCGGTTCAGCTTCTACCAGTATGTATTCGTGGTTGCAATATGTGGCGGGGTCGCTGAATGCCCCCACTAGCACGGACACCGCAAATAGCCCGGTGCATAGCAGCACCGCTGCCCCAGCTTTCTTCGCTGGTTTCTTCCGAATCAGCTTCACCAGCCACACAAGAAACACAATCGGTGTGGCAAACATGAGAACACCTGCTATAACCGCGCATACACCGGATAGATTCATAAAGATCCCTCCTTCAAAATCGGTTCGTGCTGCCCGGGAACTGCATCCCAGGTCATTCTCTTTCCGCACAGGGCATAATTAAGATATTGCGTTACCATTTCCGGCGACCTTGCCATTTGGAAGTACAGCATTTCCTTTACTCGCCGCATCATGTCATTTTCGCCAGGCACAATCGTAATGCCCTCATTAACCAAATGAACCGTGCAATTCATTTTCTGGCAAGCCTGTAAAAATGGATAATACTCCGTTTCTCCACCCTCAAACATGAAAATGGATGGTATCTCTACTGTCCCGTCCCGCACAATTACATTGAAGTGTGGAACACTTTTATACCGCTCATTTAGTTCGGCATCAGATATTCTTTTCCCCATTTTGCAGTCTCACCCCTTTAGAATTGCTTCGTGCGTATTCTCACACATTTCTTTTCCGTACCGGTAATTCCCCCGGTAGGTATCCTCGTTGCCCAGAATCGTCTGGACTGCGGAGTGCTTGAACTCCTTGCCCTTCTTGCTCCGATATCCTAGCTCATTCAGCTTGTCTGCAATTCCTTGCAATGTACAGCCCTGGTTTCTCAACTCGAAAACCTTTTTTACAATCTCCGCCTCTTCCGGCACCACTGCAAGATGCCCGTTTTCAGCCCGATACCCAAGTGGAGGCTTCCCCCCGGCATAGCCGCCCTCTCTGGCTGTAGCATACCGCCCCATGGTAGTTCTTAGGGCGATATTGTCGCTCTCCAACTGATTAAAGGAAGATAGAATTCCAATCATGGCACGTCCCCACGGGGTAGTGGTATCAAGCGTTTCATTCAGGCTTATGAGGTCAACTCCGTTTGCCAACAAATCATCCTCTACAATCGCTAGAGTATCCCGTTGCTTTCTGGAAAGCCGATCTAGCTTAAAAATAACAATAGCTTCGATTTTACCCGCCCGAATATCCCGAAGCATTTCTTGAAGCCCCGGACGGTTTGTGTTTCTGCCGGTATACCCGTTGTCCTCATAGGTTTTCACATATTTCCAGCCCTTGCTTTCAATGCAGGCTTTCGCCATTCGCTCCTGCTCAGGCAAAGACACTTTCCCGTCCTCTCCCTGAGCCTCTGTAGATACTCTGGTATAGACACACGCCTTTTTCATCTCGTACATTTCTGCTTCCCCCGTACATCTTGTTTTCTGTATAATATCAGATTTACAATTATTTGTCAACTGTAATAATGCACAAATAGGAACTGCCTTTTTGTTTTTGCCGGAATTTTTGAAAGGGGGGCTTTTTGATTTCGCGGGTATTTATGGGGCTAACCCCCGCCGAACCAGCATGGCCATATCCCCCGCCCCCTGTGCTTTCGCTGCTGCTTCTCCCGTGATGGAGCAGGAAGCGACGGATTTGATAATTTACGTTTTTTCTTGAATTTCTGTAAAATAATGCTTGACATTTACGAAAATATCTATATAATAGTAAATGTAAACAAGAGCAAAACAAAAGCGCCCCCGCAATCCTACCAAGACCAACGGGAGCGCACCACACAAGGAGGCACCGCTATTATAGCACGGCCTCCGCAGAATTACAAGGAGGAATATTATAATGATTATCAACGGAAAGAACTATCTGTTGCTAGAAAAGCGCGGCTGCAATTTTAATGGAGGCGTCCCGGTCACCACTAAAAGCGACGTTGGCAATTATCGTGTATGCACGATGGGCGAGACGGTCCCCGGCAAAGACGGCCGGAATTATTTCCTTGAATTCTCCCTTTGGCAGAACCGCAGCCAGCCGCGCTATACAAACAAGCGAACCGGCGCACCGCTGAAACACCCCGCGCAAGAGATAATCAACCCCATCGGGCTACACATAGACACGCAATACACCGACGCAAGCGGCCAATCTTGGCGCAATCTCAACTTGGAGCAGCGCGTCCACAAACAGAACCCCAGTTACACCACGGCCGAGATCCTCGCCATTGCAAACGAGATCAGCGCGGAACACTACGACGGCATTAAATGGGTTTATTCTTTCCGCGAGACCATCGAGCATGGCGCGAACTTTACGCCGGCCACCATGATTTCCACCTATGCGAAAAGAAACCGCCTGGAAATGGATTCCCGGTTCGGGTCTCTCCTTCTCAGGCTTTACGCCGGAACATATAAATATCTAGCATACGACGTCCGCAGCTTTGGCGGCCGCGATACTGTAACCGTTATTCTTGAGGAGGTCGGCGCGTGATTATCCTTGCAATTCTGTTTTTCCCGCTGCTAGTTCTGGCGGAGCTGCTAAAAATCAGCAAATAATATTCAAGCCGTCCGGGCATTGTCCGGGCGGCTTTTCTTTCTGTCCGCGTCCAGATCAGGCGCGGCGTTGTCCGTTTGCCCTGCCAACGTGGCGGGGCTTTTCTCTTGCTATGCCCTGTAAGGCTCTCAGCGGCTTTTTAAGCGGTTTTTATTCCGGCAATATAAATTAACGTTAACAATCGTTTCCTCCTTAAATTGGGCGCGTATGGACGCCACGCAATGCCGTGCGGCATTTTATGCAGCGTGTAAAGCGTTCAGCGCCCGCCCTTGCCCCGTTTCCCGTGCCGGATATGCCAGGGCAACCCCGCAGCTTTTCCCCGGCCTGTCGCTTTCTGCGCCCCCCCGGCGTTCTGCCATCTGCAGCGGTGCAGGAGCGCCGCCCCATAAGCTGCCCCGGCCCCGGTCAGATTTCCCGGCAGGTTTTTGTGCCAGAGCTGAAAACCCCCGCAAGGCTCCCAGCTCGTGAGCCATAGTCGCAAAGTCGCAGCCGAAAATTCCCGTTTCATAGTCGCAGAAAGTCGCCCCGAAAGTCGCAAGACCTCCGGGGCGTTTTCATAGTCGCTATAGTCGCTGGGTCAAAGCCGCTGTTATAGTCGCTCGAGCTTCCGACCGCACACTGGGCAAAAATTCCAAGTCACCGTCATTTGCCGCCCGCTATGGGCAACCACGCTGAATGTTTCCGGTTTGTTCACACACTCTCTGCAAAAGTCGCAGGCGGGTTTCCTAGCACCGCCCTCCATCAGCATCCGGATTTGGGCAACCTCTGTACACATTCGTTCGATGGCGTATTCCGTCGTTTCTCTCATTCCGTTCCACCCTCCGCGTCAATGATAGTCGCACCGCTCCCGCGAACATCTTCCAGATACTTCTGCCGCAGCTTCTCCGGGTCTGCCCGCTCTCCAAGCGGATTATCCGGCTTTAAGACCACTTCCTGCTGGTCTGTGTAGTTCATATTGTTTTTCATCAAAAAAATTCCGGCAACGGGGTTAATCTTGCCATTTTGCATGAAATCCTCCATCTGAGCGTTGATTAAATCCCGCGCTTTTTTGATAGTGTCACGCACAGAGTCGCTTAAATCCCTGCTTCTAGGCTGATTATTGCACCATCTCCACATAGTCATCCTGTCTACACCGAACGCCAAAGCGAACCCTGCGAAAGTCGGCTTCATATCATTCTCAGCGCACAGGCTGAAATAGTCGAAGCACCGTTTCTGCACCGCCTCCAAGCTGTCCATGTCCGGCTTATTCCACTTCATGATGGTCAAGGAATGGTTGATGTACTTTGTGTTGTCGCCGGGTTCCAGGTCAGGCACCTGGTAGGGTTTCTTTTTGAGCTTTTCACCTTCTGCCAAAGTCGTAATCCTCCTTTATTGTTTTAGTAAATTTATTATATTATTTACCATAACACATACACACTACAAGATATAAGACTTATATATATTTATTATATATAAATTCTTGTTAATAAGATAGGCTCACATTTCTATCAGCGTGAACTTGCGCTTCTTTTTAAGGAACTTCCCCGTGAAGGTTCCGTCCGCCGTCCTGCCGCCGTTCACGAAAATAATGCTGTCCTCCATGCGGCCAATATAGACTTGATATTCCTTCCCGTCCACCTTCAAGGTCCCTGTATACTGGTCCTCATCAAAATCAGCCTCTGCTGCACCACCGTTGTATTTCGTCCCGCAAAACGGCGCATGCAGCCTGTGATGACAGCCCCGCAGTTTATACATTTCATCTTTGCTCCCTCCTCACACCGACACCAATTCCAGATTTACCCGCAGCGTCGGCTCTGATCGTAAGATGCGGACACTTCTGTCTCCCAGAGTAGTTGCATCCACTGTCTCGCATGATGCTTCCACGTTGATGTCTCCCACATACATCTTGGCCGTGAATTCCCTGCCACGGTATCTCATTTTCACGTCGCAGACCTTTCCGGGCTCAAAGTCGATGATGTTCAGCAGCGTATAGCCGCAGTATTCGCATTTGCATCCCTCTATGGGGGCACCGCAATTTGGGCAGTTCATCGTCCCTTCCACCGTCCTTCCTTGTAGTCGTACTCCCGCAGGCAGTCGTAGCGCTCCCGGAACGGGTAGAACTTCTCGCCGTTTCCCTTGTATGCCTCCTGTAGAGCCTTATCCAGCTGTTCCTGATACCAGTCCGATTCATCCATTGGCAGAAAAGCCGGGCGGAAATACTGCATATAGTCGTTGACTTTCCGCAGGACTTTCAAGATTCTGGTTCCGCTGAATGTATCCTTTCCCATGATTTCCGGGTCTCGCAAGGCCAGGGAGATATAGTCGCACATTTGCTGTGTTCCGAGGCCCCAACCATCGTTGAAGCACTGCCGCTGAACAGCCTCCTGCTTGGCAAGATACGCATTTTGTTTTGCCATATGCTTTTCCTTTCTTTTCTTAGTAAATCCCTGTATAGAACTATAACAACATACACACAAGATATAAAATTATATTATATATACTATACAGGGATAAAGCTATAATATTAAATTCCGTCTCCTGTTTTTCGTTTTCTTTCTCCTTTCTGTACAATCCTTCCCAGGCGGGCACGGCCGCTTTCCCCCGCGGACGAATATGTAATTGCAGCACCGGCTGCCCTCGTAGTATCCGAAGAAATACCGGCACCCGACGCAGTACTTCCTGCTATCCTTGTACTCCATGTTGCCCCCTAGAGAACAGGAAAACTCCCAATCCCGCCGAGCATCCCGGTTTCTTGGCATATCATAAGCAGCTTTGTCTGCGCCGTCATCCGGATTTCAGCCGGTGCCCGTTCCGCTGCCGTGTGCAAGACGGAAATACACTCAATCCCCTTTCCCTTGTCCACAGACAGCACATAGGACGTCGCAGATACCGCAGAGGCGAACCACTCCGGAACGTTGCCGTAGGCGTATTTTGCAAACATCCTCCGGAGAATCTTTTCCGGGTCAGATTCTTCCTGCTCGATGGTGATTATCTCCCATTCCCCGGACTTGGCGACCTCTTTCACTGTTTCGGTCAATTTTTTTGCAAGCATCTCGCGTGCAGTCTTCATAAGCAACGCATCATCAAATTTGAAATCCTGTTCTGCCATTATTCATGTACCTCCAATTCCTTATTTTTCCTATCGTGGTATCTCCTTTTAGCGGCTCTCTGGGCGTGGGCTTTCTGGCATTCTAAGCTGCAATAGATTTTCTGCTTGATTTTTCCCTGCGTGAATTTCTTCCCGCATTGGGGGCAGATTTTAGAAATGCCCTGAGAGGCTTCCACGTCCTCCACATCGGTCTGAATTGGCGGGTGGTATCCGTGCATTGCCATGTACTTGCCGTAGCTCGTCCCGGCCTTCTGGGCGGCTATGGAGCACAGGGTGATATAGTCCGGTTTCTTGCTCATGGTTCTCACTCCTTTATCTCCCGCCACAGCTCGATGACGTCCCTGGCAATTATAAGAATCACCCATACCAGCATCGTGGCAATAAGCACGCAGAAAAGCAGGAACACAATCACAACGAACACAGCCGCGATAACTTCAGCCATTCTCTGCGCCTCCTTCCTTCGGCGGTGATGGGAGTAGGTGCATTCCCATTGGTGAAAGCCCTGTATCCTCATACTGTGCAAGGCGAGTATAGAGTTTTGGCACTATGCAGCCATTTCGGCACCCACCCGGCTTATTGCTGGGGCGCATGCAGTAGTTATCCTGCCCACAGCATTCCCACGGATCAAGATTTTGCCAGTGTTCAACCGTCAATCGTTTCATCGTTTTCCTCCTCCTTCGGCGGATAGATAGGCTTCCAGTGGGTAATCCGCTCATCCCACGCATCCCAGAAAGGGAATGGAGCAATCCAAGTGATTCCATCCCAGATGCCAGTCATGGCCTTCCCCCCAGTAGTCCAAACATAGACCGCATCGCTGTAAGTGTAATCCAGTCCTATTCCTGCTTTTTGGGGTTTCAAATCCGGCAGCCTCTCACTGCACGGAATCCACCTTGTCCGCTCCAACGCCTCCATACCCATTCGACAAGCCTCATTCACGGGGTCTATACTTTCGTAATGCTCCCGGTGTTCCGGGTTCAGAATTTCAATTGCTCGTTCAACTTTCATCGTTATCCTCCAAACACATTTTTGCGCCGCAGTTGGGCCAGTATGCCGACCTTACTTTATTTTTTCTATTACACCAAGCGTAATCTTCCTTGTATACTTTTTTATGACAAATTGAACAATATACCCCCGCATTCGCGCAATCGGTTAACGATATCCACTGCCCGTTCCGCACCGGCTCCACGTCGGCGGCGGGCAACTCGTCTTCTACAAACTCGGTAACGGTCATATCCGGAGCCTTAAAACCATATCGCAGCATGGCGTCTTTAATTGCCCCCCGGCTGATGTAATCACTCATTTCAATTCCTCCAAACTAATCTGCCCATCAATGGGCGTATTGCCAACCTCTTGCCGCTTTCGCTCCGGGATAACTTCGCGCACAATGGGCTTGCGGCTTATCGTCCGATTGAATGCCCCGCACGCCATCCATCGTCCCGCCCAGTCCGTCGCTTCACTATGAGTAAGCCCGTACACTTTGCATTTGCAAAACACTTTATCGTGATACTTGCCATTTATGAAGTTGCTACACTCCCGGCACGTATGCCCATCCAAAACGCCGAAAAACCGGTGCATTAGAGCAAGTTTACGTAAAGCCATTATAGTTCCTCCACATAACACCAACTCTGGGGTGGGCGTTTGATTTCAACAGGCGCATATCCAAATTTCGTTTTCCGCAACCCCTTGAATGCGCTCAGCGGTTTCGGCGTATCGTAGATTCCCAGTTTGGAAATGTGCCAGCCGTACAGTGCTGCACCTTTTCCGTAGTCCCACAAAGCACCGTCCACAAGCCCAGTCTGCGCCACAAAGTCATCGCCCACATCGTAGATTCCATACGGTTCTGTTGCCGCCTTGATGGTTTCAACCCGGTCGCAAATAAACTCCCCAATGACCTTGCCCCATGAGCCGCGCAGTCTGCGTGCGTCGTTGCCCTGCGTGCAGTAGATGTAGCATTTGAACGGCGTGTCCAGCTTTGGCCTGGTTTTTCGCACCTCAACGGTCTTTTCACCTCTGGCAATCTTCTCCACCCACTCCGGGCGGATGCTGATTAACACTGCCTTGCCCATCAGTAGCTCCCCCCCGTATCCATCGGTATCCCGCCCTGTGCCGCACCGATCATCAGGCGAACCGTGTCAAAGTTATCGTCATAGACGGAGCTGTCCCCGTCTCGGTGCCAAAAACACGTTTCTCCCCCGAATGCAGTGATAGACGAAATATCGTCCAGGTTTAACAGATACGGGGCGTCGCCTTTGTGTACCTCGATAAATTTAGCCATTGTCAGCCCTCCGGTTCCACATATCGGCGGCCTTTTTACGATCGTCTTTGGCAAACGTAATTTCCCCATTCGATTCCAAGTCCACCGTTACAAGGGAATCTTTCATAGGCAGTTCCGTCATGCAGTTGGTACACTTGATACCAAATTTCCATCCATGCGTTGTGCGACATTCGTAGTTGCTGTTGATTATATACTCTGCCTTACCCCCGCAAAACGGGCAGGGCTTCAATTTGATTTCGTCCATTGTTATCTCCTTCCTACGGCAAATCCCAATAAGATTTCATTTCCTTGCCGATCTCCACCGCCAACTTCGTGGCGATGATTCTGGCGTGTTCGTACTGGGATTTTACACCCAGTTTATAATTGCCTTCCCACTTCTTTTCCGGGTACTTTTTGGCTTCCCGGATGTTGGCATCGTTCGCTGTTATAAGTTCCGCCTGGTACAGATTCAGCAGTCGTACCAGCTCCTGCTTTTCCGCAAGTTGCATGTTATCTCCTTCCCGCCCGGGTTGCCCCGGGCTTATCTGCTATCTCTTATCTGCTATCTAAAAATCACTACCATAGACGGAAACGGTGCTGGGTTCATTGCCACCCCGTTTTCATCTTCAAATTTTAACCGCCCACGCAGAAACCGAATTTCCGCTTTTCCGTATATGTAATCGTGGAAATAGCTTGTGTCCGTCCGTGCCGGAATCAACATGACGATTGTCACACCCCAACGGACATGTTCAGAATATGCCTTTTGAACCCATTTCCCGATCTCCCGACCATATGGCGGGTTGCAGAAGACCGAACCGTAGCCAGCCCAGCTTTGCGATAATCCGTTATCCTCCGGAGTGAAATAATTTAGACACTTTGCGTTCTCCCGGCTAGCAGCCGCATCAAGGCCAAAATTAAATTCACAATCCAGATCATAAAAAACCGCTCTCGGCGTTCGCCAGTCCATTTTTACGCTGGAAAATAACGCTTTGTTCATGTTTCACCTCGATTTCTATTGTTGTTACCATTTCCGTGAGGTCACGAAAATGGTCTATCCAAAATGTTTCTTCGTTACCGCCATAGGAAACTCCTCTATTTCGCTTGCCCAGAGGCAGCTTCCTTTTCCGTTAAGCTGCTCCCAGATAAGTGGGAAACCGCCTATTCCATCAAAAAGACTTGCCATAGTTGCATCACGTTCATACTGAGCGCATAACCGTTTCAGCACCCATTTCCAGGGCGGCAGGGCGATGGAGTTGCCAAGAGCCTTATAGCGGCTGCTGTCGCTGCTCTCCCGGCGGAGCTTTCCCTTGCTGTCTGTCCACGGGCCTATGTCCGTCCAGCCGTCCGGGAAGCCCTGTAGCCGCTCACATTCCAGCGGGGTCAGGCGGCGCACTTTTCCGCTTTGGACTGGGTAGGTTTCGCTGTCCTCTCGGAAATCCAGGTTGGCTTTCGCTTTCAGCGTGTTGGCAACATCTTGACAGAATACCGCTTGCGCATCGTGCATTGTATTCAGGGTTTTCGCCTTTTCAAATGCCGGGGTAGCCATTTCGTTTACTTGGCCGTTTCCGATACTGTATACTACCAGCGGCACTTGATTCCCACCCGTTCCCATTCTGGCTTGCAAAGAAGGAGAAGTGCCACCGCAATCCAGGATTACATCACAGGCGTGGGACATGTCCAGTATTGCAGGCTTATTCCCGCCGCATTCTGCGTTCAGGGTCGGCGCCTGCTCCTCGCAATATCCGATACTCCTGGCTTTTTCGCTGTTCCCCAGCTTAAACCCGGCGCAGACCGCTGGTCGGTCGATGGTGTTGAGCGTATAGCTCACATTTTCTTTCCAGCCCCTGCCGTTGCATCTGGCTGTGTCCGCGCGGTCTATTCCGTTTCCTTGCAGGCAATAGACTGAGCTTCCAGTGCTTTCCGCAGAGCCTCCGGCAAATCCTTCCCTCGTCTCGCCGCCCGGTTCAGAATCCCCCGACACGCTTTTGCGGACAAATAGTACTTCTGGTGCGGATTGCCCTCCAAAATCTGCGACAAGCGCGATTCTACGCCGTCTCTGGGGCACTCCCCAAAACTGTGCATCGAGTACACGCCAAGCAACGCTCCATCCGTCTCCCATGAGACATCCGCTGGTTGGCCATCCTTTTTCAGGAACAGGAACAGGGGGGGCTTCCGGTTCTGCGATTTTGACCGCTTCTTCGAGGACTGCGGCGAAGTCTTTTCCGTGGTTGCTGCTGAATGCTCCGGGCACGTTCTCCCAGACCATGTATCTTGGCCGAATAAACACACCTGACCGTCCATTTGCTCTGTCATGCTCTCTCATCTCCCTTATCACTCGGATCTGCTCCATGTAAAGTCCCGACCGTTCCCCGGCAAGTCCGGCTCTCTTTCCGGCAATGCTCAGGTCTTGGCAGGGGCTGCCGCCAATGATACAGTCAACGATTGGAGCAGTTGCACCGTTGATTTTGGTAATGTCACCTAGGTGGTTCATTTCTCGCTATCTTCCACCGGGGCTTTGAGCCATGCCAACCTGCATTCCTCGCATCCCGGCATATTCTCGCAGATATCTTTACGCCCCTCGCAAATAAACGTCCCGGTGCTGAGTAATTTTGCCAGCTCCTCATCCGTCATAGCTCGGATTCTGTCACTGTTTGTTTTCGGCTTCACTTTTCGCTGAGATTCAAGCTCCCACTTTACTTCAAGCGCATCCTGAAAACAATTGGCCGCATCATGAAGACCAGCGGCCCATACCTGGTGCATCATTTCCATTTCCCATGCCCTTGGGTTTTTGCAGCACCCATTTTCTCCATGCTTGTGGTTTACTGGGTTTGGCATAAGCTGTTCTACAACGTTGCTCATTTCCCATTTCCTTTCTGTTTTCCTTTATTCCCCCGAGGCACTTTCCCCCACCTGGGCGGGGTGCAATTCCGCTTCACCGGCTTGAAACAGCCGTACATTTTCGCCTTGCTCATTGAAAATCCTCCATACTTGTCTGCCCCGGTAGCACATCGTACTCCATCCACCAGCGGAACACATCTTCTGCCTCCGTCCCCATTCTCCACGTTCCATCCAGTTTTCCGCGCCGCCTGCGTTCCTCCAGCATCCGTTCAAAGGCGTTCAGGTAGAGTTGCTTGTACTTCGGCCATCTTGCGAACTCTGCTTCACGGCTTTTCCTTTTCGCCAGTGGGCAACCGATACAGCCCACACGGCATTGCCCCTCGGCGTAGAGCGGATTCATAGGGCATTTCGTATCTTCTAAAAATCCGTACACATCCTCGTCCGCCCAGTCGATAATGGGGTTCACAACCCGTTTTGCTTTCATACGGCAGTTTTCAAAAAGCATCCTTTTTTCGTCATTGTCGTTGGCGAGAATGATGCTTTTATCTTTGGCTGCGCCCAGTTTTTCGTAGATTCCACGATTGTTTTTTCTTGATGCAGATTCAGCCCAGCGAACCCCGGTGCAGATAAACCGCCCTGCCCCCCCTGCTTCTTTCAGAACGGCACAGCAGTACCGCACCAGCCGGGTAGGTGGCATGAGTTTTTGAGGGATTAAGCTCCACATGGAGGTGCGCTTCCCCTTGTACATGGGCATATTCACGGTGCATTTGTAGCCCTTTTCTTCCAGCCGTTTGAACTCGCTCCGCACGAACCGCACCGTCTCCGGGGCATCCGCTGTGGTGTGGTTGTGTTGAAACTCGCAGGGGATGCCAGAGCGAACCGCAAGCTCGGTGATAACCCCGGAATCTTTTCCGCCTGAAATGCAGATAACCAAAGGCTGCTGATACGCCATGAGCGACATATCAGAGGCAGCTTTCAGGCGATCGATTGCCATCTGCTCCAAGTCATTCATTCTCGATAACAATCCCCTCTCTCACCAAGTCCGGGTGTTCGTACCGGAAAAATTGGCGTTGTTTTTTGTGGTTTCCAATTGATTTCATGATGTTTTTATTCCAGTTATCGATGAAATACGTTTCCCATGCCTTGCAGCCGTCCCCGTTGGTGGGGCAATCGTCCCGCGTGCAGTTTCTGCAAAAGGGGCTTGACGAATCGATGTACTGGCCGGGTTTTTCGTCCATCATACCCACCCCTCACAGTCTGCGCGTGTTCCGCACACGGTAATTTTTCCCCCGGTCTTTGCCGATGGAGTAGGCTTTTGCCCGCTCGTAAATCCTGCCTCCGATCGCTTCGTCAATATCCAGCAGTTCATCCTCCGTCAACTCCGTGGACAGAATGGTCAGCAGTTCCGGGTTGTTGTATCGGTAGTTCAAGATTTCAAACGCATAGTTGATATCTGCCGCTGTGGGGCGCTGGGTGGCGTTCTCTGCCGTTTTCCCGGTCTTGAAAAGGTCATCTATGTACAGCACCTTTGCGGTCTTGTACTTGTCCAGAATCCTCCGCAGCTCAACCGTTTCGCCGTCAAATTCGGACATTCTGGCAGCCTGTTTGATCTTTCCAATTTCATCCCGCCAGAGCATATACACCACTTCCCGACCTTCCAGCAGCAGCTCACGGCAAATGGCAGTGCATAAGTGGGTCTTTCCGCAGCCGGATTGACCGCACAGGGCGAACCACCCGGAAGGATTCTTGGCGTAGTCCATGGCGGCGGCTTTGAGGGTTTCTTGCCACGGCTCCGGGGTCTGGAACTTGTCGAAGGTGTAATCCCGGATGATGTTTTTCAGGCCGCTCCGCTGCATCCGTAGGATGGAGCGCCGGGTATCTGCACACTTGCAATCTGCCACGGAATGGGAAAAAGTGCCGTCCGGGTTCTCCACCAACCGGGCAACATAGCCTTTGTTTTTGCAAATAGGGCAGTTGTAGCCGTCCTCTTTGTCCCGGTCGCCAATAGCGCCGTTCAGGGCATCCACCCGGAGTTGGGCATACTGCCGGGGGTCAAAGTCACAGGTAGTGACCAACCCTTTCGCTTTGAGCATTTCCATCAAGCTTTCCATTGGCGGGTCCTCCTTTCATCAGTCTGTCCCAGATAATCCCTGCCCAGTTTGCTGCCATACACTGCTCCATCAGGTCAATGACTGCTTGTTCTCCGTACTTTGCAGCGTTTTTTTGGATTTGGGTCAGCAGCGATTTCAAGCCCTGTTCCTTGTAGCTCTCCCGCCGTTCGGACTTGTATTTCAGCCAAGCGGTGGTTTTCGCCATCAGCGATTCGGAGAAAGAATAACTTGCGATGATTTGCGAAAAGGGGGTAGGGGGATAACATTCGTTCTCTTTCTCTTTCTCTCTCTCTTTCTCCTTCTCTTTCTCTTTCTCGCTTGCGGGTTGCTCTTGCTTACCGTTTGCTTCCGCTTTGCTTCCACTTTGCTTACCGTTTGCTTCCGATTTACTTGCGGTTTGCTTACTGGTCCCGCCGTTTTTCCCAGACTTTGCTTTCCGTCTGCTTGCGTCCAGATTCGGCTTGATAAGCATAAAGGCAATGGCGGCGGCGTCAGACATTTTGTCTACGTCCGGGGCATTGTTAAACAGAGCGTATTTGCAAATAGCGTCATAGGCTTCTGCCCTTGCGGCCTTGCTTTTTATCTTGAAAACCGCCTCAAAAAACGAGCGGTAAAAAGTGAATTGGTTTCTTACGTCATCTTCCATCTGTGTCACGGGGGGCCTCCTCTCCGGTGAGGCGAACCGCCACGCATGGGCGGGTGCCGTACCTCTTGCAGACTGTGGCGTCTGTGATAACTGCATCATCCTTGTAGGCGATCCCGTTCAGGGCATCACACACGATCTTGCCTATGTTGTCCCAGTCGGGCTTCACCATTGGTAGAATCTGATTGTCAATCGCTTCGGCCTGCTTGCGCTTGCTCCACGAATGGGGAACGGGGTAGATTGCCGCAATGTCAACCCGGATAGTGCCGGTGAACTTTGCCCCGTGGGCTTCGCACTGGTATGCCCATGCCACCAGCTTTTCATAGTCCTTCGTTTTCTTTGGGGTGTATGTCGCACCGTTCTGGGTAAAGCGGGGGCGCTCCTTCCCTTGCGGAACGCCGGGAATCGTAAATTCAATCGTCACGTTTTCGCTCCTTCCTTTGGAGTTGGCGGTTTCACCTCCCACCGCCAAGGGAAAATGCAAACTATACTGTCAATCTTTTTGGGGAAAGATTGATTTTTCCGGCCTAGAACGGCAATTGTGCGTCGTCGTCTTCCAACTCTACGAAGTTCGTCGCAGGGGCGGGAGTCTGATACGCCGGTGCGCTGTATCCGTTGTCAGCCCCAGAGCTGGCCTGAGTGCCGCTTTCCTTGCTTCCGTAGAAATAGACATTGCTCACAAGAATCTCCGCATGACGGCGCTTCTGACCGTTCTTGTCGGTATACTGCCGGATTTGCAATCTGCCCGTTACTATGGCCATCTGGCCTTTGCGGAAATACTTGGCGGCGTTCTCCCCGGCGGCTCCAAAGGCGGTGCAGCCTAGGAAATCCACTTCTTTCTCGCCGGTCTGCTGGTTCTTGAAATCCCGGTCAACCGCCAAGGTGAAGCTGGTAGCAGCCTTGCCGGAATTGGTTCTGCGAAGCTCCGGGTCTCGCACCATGCGTCCGGCAATGGTGATGGTGTTAAGCATTCTCCGGTACCTCCTGAGGGATGACCTCGCCGGTGGCCTGATCGGCCACAATATCGGTATCAATAATGCCAATCAGCCCGTCTTCCGCTTTGGAATCATCCGCCATAACATCGGCCAGCTGCTTCCCTTCGTCGCGGGTCTGATAATCGATGGACATAACGCCCCACTTACCAATGAGCTGACGGTATACGGTTTTCCGCGCCATGGCGTCCCAATCATCACGCCAGCCCTTTCCCTGATACTCGCCCTTGCGGAACTTCCGCTCGTGGGCTTCAATGGCCGCCTTGCTCATGTAAATGGTCTTCTCCGCGCCGTTCACAAGTCGATAGTAGCCGACATAGCCGATAACCGGCAATTTCTCCCGCTCTGCTTCATCCTCGATGAAGTCAACCACAACTTCTTCTGTCAGGCGATTGTAGCTTTTCAGCTCACCCTTGCGGATATCCACCACGTTGATGGTCTTGTATGCGCCGGTGCGAAGCGCCAACTGGTGCATACCCTTCCAGCCAAGAATGAAGGTCGCCTCCGTCTTTTTTGTTCCGGTGTCCTTCTTGTAGTTCTTGAATGGGACGATATAGGCATATCCCAAGTTCTGGTCGATGGGCAGGTCAAACGTTGCAGCCTTCAATGCGGACTGGATAACGGTCATGGGACTTTCCATAAATGCCTGCTGCATATTCTTATCCGCATTCACCATCGAGACGATGGAAGAAACAAACTGGGGGGCGCGCTTGCCAAGCAGCTCGTCAAAGCGTTTCCGCATACCGTCCCGGTCGAGGAATGTGTTGAGCATTGCGCCGATGGACTGCTGAGCAGCCGCAGCGGGTGTTTGCTTCTGTACCTGATTCTGAATTATGTTTGCCATTAAATTGCCCTCCTGTTGGCATATTCGTATTTTTTATGTGGCCTTGCCGGAGTAGTAAGCGCCCTTTCTGGTTCCCACCCATAGCGGACAATTCTATCCTTTAAAAGCGCTCTGTCTAACCCCGTAATTCTTGCCCATTCAGCGATAGTGTGGGTCTGACCAGCGTGCGAAACACGGTGGTTAGTAGATTTGTTCGCCGCTTGCTCAGCAGCTGTTATCCATCGGCAATTCTCTGGGCAGTAATTCCCGTCGTTATCGATACGGTCAATCGTCAGATTGTCGGAGTATCCGTTAGCAACCGCCCAGTCATAGAAAGTGGAAAAGTCTCTCGCCCAGTCATCGCAAAGCGAAATCCCCCTCGCTCCGTACCTGTAATACTTAGCGCACCTCTTGTCATAGCACCTAGTCTTCATGCCCGTCCAGATTCCGTACAATCTCGTGTTTGATTTCCCGTGTGTATATTTTCCCATACTTTACGCCTCCTTTTTGAACCGAAAAGTTCTGCTTTCCGAAGATTTGAAATAGTTCTGTGGGATTTCTCCATGGTCTTTCTCCCACTTCTTTCTATCGAACGTGGAGCGTTTCTGCGTCTTCCATATGACGCTGTAGTTCCCGTATCCGCCCCGCTCGGCGGTTCCCATGGCTTCCATAATACGCGCCTGAGCGGCGGCTTTCTTTTCTTCCAGCGCCTTGATCTGCTGGCCGCATTCGTCCATGATCGCCAAATCAACGGCGCAACCGGTCAAATCCATTTCGGTGTCCGGATCGCTGGCCGGGAACTCTGCGTTCAGGGCGTCAATGGTGGAATCCATGCCATCAATGGCCGGGGGCGTTTCGCTCTGAACGTTCTCCCAGAAGCTTTCCTCCGCCTCTTTCAGGGCTTCCAGCTCTGCTTCGTCCCGCTCGATGACGAACACCTTGAAGTCAATGCCCAGAACCAGAACCGCCAGATACCATCGGTCAAGGCCTGACACAAGCAAGTAATGGCAGCACTGTGCGTAGTAAGTAGCCGGGAACTCGCCGTTCTTGAATTTGCTCAGGTGCAGGGCATTGGTGGTCTTGATCTCTAATCCTGCCCGTTCCCCAATGACCAGCCGGTCGTAGTTGGCGTGCGCGTAGGGCATATCGTCCCGGAATACGGTGTAGTTCTCCCGGCGCACCTTTTTCCCGGTAGCTTCGGTAAACCGCTTTGCTACGTATTCCTCCAAGTCCGTGCCAAGGCGTACCGCCTCTTTCTGGGAAATATCCTCCGGGATGACCTTACCGGTTTTCTCCGCCCACAGGGCATACGGTGACTTGTAGGGGTTCAGACCCAGAATGGCGGCGGCATCCGAACCACCAATGGTGGTAGAGCGCAGCGCTGTCCATTCCTCTTTGCTCATGGTCGCGGTTGGGATTTTCCGTATCATTCTTCATCCTCCCGCAACGGCTCAAACCGTTTTATAGCGATACCGCCTTTGTACGGATATGCCCGGTATTTTGCCCCGGGGGGAACAATTCCGCCTAAGCTACCTGTGCTGATATAAAAGCCCCCACCAACTTTGTTTATTTTTAATGTTCTACCAATTTTTTGCGGAATAAAAACGACGTAGTTCTCGCTTACTTTTATCCCAACAGTGTTTTCGCCGTTCCAAAACTTTGTAGCAAGGGCGTTAATGTAGGCAATGCGCCTCTTACCATCCGGGAAACTGACAGCCGGAACATTGACTCGATTGTACGGCCTAATGTAGATATCCTCGAATCTTTCCGATTCGCTTATGATGATTCCGTCCTCCATTATTCCTCCACCTCTGCTTCCTCGTTGAACTCCGTCATGGAATCTATGCAATTCAGGCAGTAGAACTCATCATGCGCCGGGATATATACCAGTTTGCTGCCTGTGATGGGATATCCGCACCTGGCACACTTCGGGAGTACCGCTTCCCGGGAGTCGGCATCCGCCGCCAACTGTTCAGCCTGCCGCCACGGCTCCATGCTATCAAAAACGTCCATTGACTTTCCTTTCTCCATTTGATATACTGTAAATGGTAGAGATTTTTTATATCGCTTGCCGTCCCCGGTGCTGTAACATCGGGGGCGGCTTTTTATCGCCCTCTGATGCACCGTCCGATACCGGCACCCATCAGGATAGCGCACACCCACATTGCGGGGACTGCCGCCCTGTCTGCCAGCAAATCGGCCTGCTGCCACCAGAAAAGCACCAGATTCAGCCCCGCATAGGGAAGCACACGGAAAACACATTCCTTAACATTGAACGGCTTCCGGTTCTCCGGCACCGGCTCCCACCTGGCATCCACGGGTTTATTCCTGCTTGCCATATCCTCACCCCCTGACCGCATGATTTCGGTGGACTACGTAGAAAAGCTC